TAATCGCAGACTTAGCCCACCAATCATTGATTACCTCAAGCATCTTGCGCCCCATTTGCGCCATCAAAGCGCGTTCAGAAGGGGCTATCACGCATGGCCTCCTCAAACTCTTGCCTACGCTTCTCACGGGCAATCTGAGTGTCTTCGTTCAGCATCCAGTGTCTGCCCTTGTCACCGCAGTCTTTGTCACTGTGGCTAGTACGCTGCACAAAGGCAAGCGGATAGATTTCTGTGCCATGAACTAGGTCAAGGCTAGTAACGAGAGGATTAAGACAGCGATCCCGCTGTCCTTGTGGTGTGCCAAAGAAGACACAATCAACGCACAGTTTGATGTCTTTTAGATATGTCATGGATCAGCCCCTAAATGAATTAAGCGTCGAGTTCTACCAACTGGAAACGTCTTTCGCGCAAGCGTAAGACAGAAGCGGAGAGATGGCGTACAGACTCTCTAGCACGTTCTAACGCAGCTTGAGCATTAGCTTCCTGCTGCCTGATACGGTCTATTAGGTCTGTGTCGAAACGAGGATCAAGATGATCCTGAAGTGTGTTCATAGTACCCCCTGATGGTTAGGAAATGGATGGTGTGCATCAGCACAAGCGCACACTAATACACACAGTAAACGCTGTCAACAACTATTTTGAGAGATAGAGTTTGAACAAGAAACCGAGTTCGACCCTGTGGATAAGTCTGTGGATAACTTGTTGTTTCTTTTTTTTCGGTGGCAACACCTATATAAATATATCTATACGTTTACTACAGCTATACGGTTACTACAGCTATACGTTGGACTATATCTATACGGGTACTATAGCTATAGGAGAGATGGGGTAAACGTATATTAAAAAAAATCTATCTCTCAAAAATATAGGAAAAGCGTTTACTACAACTATACGGTTACTCAGTCTATAGAAACCGTATAGCTATAGGAAAGTTCGGACGCACGATGCGAAACATGCGCGGGTGATTTCCGATTTTTTTGGTAGATTCAAATGTCAAGAGAATAGACCGCCAAGACTTGCCAACCTGACTACAAACTGATTTTGCATACTGGATTTTTGAAAAGCGGATTGGCGGCAAGCGGCAAGAATCGGCGGCAAGGCCGTTTATAGGCCGCTGGTAAGGTTTATTTTTGCTGGCAAGGGTTAGACAAGGGTGAAAAAGAAAAGGCCGCAAAAGCGGCCTATTAAGTGAAAGTAGATTGTTCTCAGAATATCAACATGCCGAGAACTAGAATCAGGTACAGAACAAAGCAAATGAACAAGGCCATTGCATAAAAGAAAAGCCCCCCTTGTTCCATTTTTTCGTCGAATCGTTCGCCAAGTTTTTTCATTGTTTGCCCTTTATTTGCACAATGTTAGCAGAAGCAAAACCACCATTCTTGCCGAGAAAATCATGAAATGCGCGATACAGTGATGCCACTTTATCGGCATGCCATACGGAAAACCATCGTTCATTGCCGCAAGAATCCAATAATTGCCAATCAGTGCCATGCAAATATGCTTTGATTAGCACTTTTCCATCAGAATAAAAAGCGTACATGGTTTGCCCCTTAAGGTTAGGAATTGGCAGAAAACCTGCCCAAATGCCCAAAAACCGCAGTTAATGGGCATTTAGTCAGGCTTTAGGCCGCTATTGCTTCGGTAATCTCGCCGTGTTCATCGGCACTGGTAGCAGTCAAGTAATCCATTGCTTGCTGTGCTTTGGCACTGGCACTGAGAATGAATTTCTTATCATTCCGCAATGCCTGTAGCCAGTTTTCAATGTAGCCAGCATGCCGCAAGTCCCCGTCAATGCCGCATTTTGCGCAAAGCATAGCAGCGCCCAATTCTGCTACTAACTCCTCGAAAGCATAGTTTTCGCTTCCGAATCGTGCAGGCGTTATACGTTTCAATCTGGAATCATGGCCTGAAGCATGCACTGATTCATGCAACAAAGTAGCGTAATAGTTCTCGCGTGAATCAAAAGCCGCCATTGGCGGCATCACAATAGCGTCAGTACTTGGCCTGAAGTAAGCGCTGTCGCCAGCATGCGTTAAACCGCCTGCTAGATTCAATCGGGAAACAATCTGATCCGCTTGTTCGCAAGAATTCCAATCAACGCTTGGCGGTTCTGGAATTGTTGGCAAGGTTAAACCTTCGCATTGTTCAATGTTGAAAACGTAATAGTGTTTGATGAAAGCGTAAGCGCTTGTCACTGATTCACCCTTGTCGCCGATTGTTTCTTTCCGATGAACATTCCAGTAAACAACTGGTGTGCCTTTTTGCTCCGCTTTAACACTGCCGCCAAGCATTTGTGCCTGTTTGAAGGTTACAAAGTACGGCATTGCAAAGGGTTGCATGCCTAGCCAAAAATGATTGATGCCGCGATAGACAGTGCCAGAAGCCGGATTGAACGGCATACCCTCACCCGGTAAACCCTTCAATGTTCGCCACGGCTTTACCCACGGCGTAGCCCCTTTTTCCAGTTCTGAAATGATTCTGTCAGTGATTAATTGTGCAATATCGGTTTTCATGTTTAGCCCCTTGATTGATTGTTGATTGTTTGCAATTACTTAGATTCACGCTCAAGCGTGATGCCTACTGCCCAACTAATGAAAGCGATTATCAGCGCACCAAGTGAGCATATAAATTCGCCGTGTACAGTGAAAACCAAAGACCAAAGCGTGAAAGCCAGAAAAACGAGCATTGCGATAGTTGATTGTTTCATTTGTAGCCCCTTAGTGTTAGGAATAGTGCTGATGCACTGGTACTAATTATAGTTGGTGCGCGTATTAACTCAAGGCCTATCTATATACATATATGTATATATTTATTTATGGCTTTTCATGTAGGGATATATGTAATCTATTAGGGATTGTCGAATGGGTAACTTGCGATATATTGTCAATTCTCGCGCTCCTGTAGATTTAACAATTGGCATAGGGGCATTGTCTAAGGGGCAATATTGCTTAGTTGATACATGCCAAAGGGTTAATTCATGCTTAGTTGACAACATGGTCTGATGCCAAAGGGTTAATTGACCATGCAATGATGGCAAGGTTGTTTAATCGGCATGCTTGTGCAATTGGTAATGGGTTGTCGATCTGGTAAGGGATTGTCTATTTGTTATGGTTATCGAATTGGACACGACCCTCTGAGATTGCGCGCCCTATTCCCCTCCCCGCCCCAAGGAAAATCCGGTTTTCCAGATTGTGTGTGTTATATTAACACTAGGTTCACAAGTGAGGTGGTGATGGATACAGTGTTAAGTGTATTGATGATTGCCTTGGCGGTATGGGGGCTTACGGCACCGTTGGTGGTGATCTTAGGGATTTGGTATTTGAGAGCGTGTAACCCGAGGAAGGGGGAAGAGGATGTATGAGATAACGAGTGCGGTGCCTGTGCCGGATGGAAAGGTGCGGCACAACTATCCGTATGAGGAATTGCAGGTGGGAGAGAGTTTCCATGTGCCGGGTGGAAACATGAATGTCTTGTGTAATTACAACCGTATTCGGGGTAAGCGCATGGCAAAGAAGTTTGTATGTCGGCGCGAGGGTGATGGGATTCGGGTGTGGAGGATTGAATAGGAGGGGTTATGGAGAAGGAGTATGTGAGGAAGCCGCACAAGCTGTTGGATTACTTGCTGGCAACGTATCGGTTGAAGAATGATTCGACGCTGGCGGCGCATTTGCAAGTGAAGAGGCCGACGTTATCGAAGATCAGGGGTGGCACGTTAGGGGTAGGGGCGAACTTTATCTTGGCGGTGCATGATGCTTTTGATATTCCCATCAAAGAGATCAAGACTTTGGCGCAAGCGTCAGATGAGTCCTGAAGACAAGTACCAAGAAGAGTTGCTGTTATCGCGCCGGGTATTGCGGGATGAAATGAGGAAGGCGATAGCAGCAGCGAGTCCTAAAGCCAAGCGCGAGTTGGTAGCGACTTGGAAAGAGGTGTTTAGGCCGGAGGTCGTTCGGGAGTTGCTGGCCTGTGCCAAGGACTATGAGGCGCGGTACAGGATTGCTAACTGGAACTTGGAAGGCTTTGAGACAGAGAGGCGTCGTGCAAAACGATAAATACAAAGACATCACGGTGGTAGCCATTTATGGCGATGGTAGGGGTGCAACTGCCATACCTGCGATTAAGAGAACGGTAGCCGCATTGCCGGGATCGCAGCCGTTGTTGATTACGAATGTTGAGATTGATGTGACGTTCGTGCCACAGAAGATACTGCCAGCAAGGTTGGATTACTTTGGTTACAGCGAGTTCGTGATGTACGCGCTGCATAACTACATTGATACAGAGTACGCCCTGATTGTGCAGCATGATGGGTGGGCGTTGGATGGTAAGAATTGGGATGACGAGTGGTTGAAATACGACTTTGTGGGTGGCCTAACCCACGCAGGGTTGCTTGCCAATGGCGAGTTTCATAACTTTTATCAGTGGTGGGGGAAGGGTGAAGCAACCGTAGTGCAGAACGGTGGCTTTTCCTTGCGTAGTAAGAAGTTCTTGCAGGCTCCTAGCAAGTACGGTGTGATGCGGCGTCAGATGCCAGACCCGATCATGATGAATGAAGACATCCAGTTGACCTGTATCTTGAGGAAAGACTTGGAACGGTTAGGGCTAAAGTTTGCACCGGATGAAGTGGCAAAGTATTTCTCATTCGAACACATTGGCCCATGTCATGACGGGATGGACTTAGCCAAGATATTTGGACATCACTGCCGCTTTAGGCAGTTACTGTCCAATGGCGAGATGCTATGGAAGCTGTCGCAAGAACAGACGAAAGAGATGTTCGGGGAAGAAGCGGTGTACGACTTGTTTGCCAAACACTACGGATACACCATTCATGCAATTTGATCGCAAGAGTTTCTATCGCTTCTGTAGCCAGTTAAGGATTGAGTCCAAAGAAAAGGGCATGATTACCTTGGGCGACAGCCTACTTGGTAGCCAGACCTACGTCATGGATGAAGTAGCAAGGGGCTTGCAAGATGACATCCACTTCTTTGTGGTGTTGAAAGGACGGCAGCTTGGAATTACTACTATTTCTCTGGCGCTTGATCTTTACTGGCACTTCATCCATCCCGGAATGCAAGGCACCCTGACAACTGACACGGAAGAGAACCGGGAACAGTTTAGAAGTACGCTGGCTATGTACATGGATGGCCTCCCAAAGCAGTACAAGATTCCACTGATGAGTCACAACCGCAATCAGTTGGTGCTGCAAAACAGAAGCCGCATGTTTTATCAGGTGGCGGGTACTCGCGCCAAAGGTGGGTTGGGTCGAGGTAAGGGCATCACCTTCTTGCATGGCACGGAAACGTCTTCATGGGGCGATGAAGAAGGCTTGGCGTCACTGCTTGCGTCCTTAGCGGAAACCAACCCGCTGCGCTACTACATGTTCGAGAGTACGGCGCGAGGCTTCAACATGTTTCATGACATGTGGACAACTGCCAAACGAGCGCGAACACAGAAAGCGATTTTCTGTGGCTGGTGGCGTAACCAACTCTATACCGCTGATCCCAAGTCGGATGTGTACAAGACCTATTGGGATGGCAAGCTGTCGCCCGAAGAGAAGGAGTGGACGAAGGACATCCGCAAGATGTACAACTACGAGATCAATTCTCGGCAGATTGCGTGGTGGCGCTGGAAGCTGCATGAAGGCTTGAAGGACGATGGCCTGATGTATCAGGAATTCCCACCTACAGAGGACTACGCCTTTGTGATGACGGGAACATCCTTCTTCTCTACCGCCCGGTGTACCGACGCCATGAAGCAGGCCAAGCGTGAAGCGTTCGTGTCTTACCGCTTTAGCATGGGCGCGAACTTCCAAGACACGACGTTGATCCAAAGTACGGAGCGACTAGCCACCTTAAAGATTTGGGAAGAGCCGGTGGCGAACGCTTATTACGTCATTGGCGCTGACCCGGCGTATGGATCGTCGGATTGGGCAGACAGATTTTGCATTCAGGTGTACCGTTGCTATGCCGATGGCATGGATCAGGTCGCAGAGTTTGCCACTTCCGAGTTAAACACCTTCCAGTTTGCATGGGTGATCTGCTATTTGGCAGGTGCCTATGGCAATTCGCTGCTGAACTTGGAGGTCAATGGCCCCGGTCAGGCCGTGATTAACGAGATGAGGAACCTGAGAAGGCTGGCGTCAGCCCTGCCAGCTTCAGAAGCGCGGCACTTAAACGATGTTTTGGGCAATATGCAACACTATCTGTGGCGCAGAAATGATAGTTTTGGCATATCGAACAGCATTGGATGGGTGACAACCCACTCCAGCAAAGAGCGAATGTTGAATTACCTGAAGGATTACTTCGAGCGCGGCATGTTGCGCGTGTATTCCGAAGAGTGCATCGACGAAATGAAGGGGATTGTGCGCGACGGAGGCACGATTGCCGCCACCGGGAGGTCAAAAGATGACCGTGTGATCGCGTCAGCACTGGCTGCTGCCGCTTTTGCCGAGCAATTACAGCCTAGATTGATTGCAAATAGGGTAACAAGAGAGAAAAAAGAGCAACAAGACGCCGAAAGTGAGGCTGGTGGGCAGATTCAGGTGCAAAAACAGGTGTCAAACTACCTAAAAGCCTTGGGTTTTTGATGATTAAGGTACTTACCATCGCTGAAATCACCCTTAGACTGCACAATATGCGGCTAAATCGCAAAAGAGGCTACTCAATGGCGGCTTTTGCGAAATTAGCGGGAGTGGACTACAGAAACATGAAAAAGGCGTTTTTTGAGCAAAAAATGCCCATTTCTGAGACCACACAGCGCCGAATCAGCAAGGCTTTGCTGGCTTTAGAGAACGGCGAGGCCGGAATGCGCATGGATATTGCAGGCCGGATGATCCTTGACTACCACCCACCTAAAGATTTTGGCAAAACCTTGCGTCGCGGGTACACCTTGGAGATGACAAACGGTAAAATCAGCCTATCGGTTAAACCTGTGAACAAGTACGATTACACAAAACCGCATTTGTTAAAGAAGTGAGGGGCTAATATGAGTGTGTTGCACGACTATAAGTGTCCGGTACA